ATGCTTTCATCTAACATTGCTTCAACAACAATAACTTGTAGATAATTATTATTTAATCTATCGGCGGATAGAAAATGCCAACTAAAGAAAGAGAAGATGTAAATGAAATAGCAGAAATAGTTAGAGAAATGGAAACGAATTATATTCGTGGAAATACTATCATTTCTAAATATGTAAATCATAATATGTATGAGACTATCTCTACTATTGAAGCATACATCAATTCAGTTCACACAAGTGGTCAATTTGATTCACAAGGAAGAGAAAAGCCATTTTTCAATATAGTAGTTGCCGCTGCTAATATTTGGTACAGAGCAACAGACATTGATAGAAAGAATATAAGAATCAAGGCTAGTAAATCTAAAGATACTATTGACGCATTGCTTGCCAGTGCTCATATTCAAAACTGGATGACTAGAGAAAACTTTGGTCAATTCTTAAATGAATGGGGAAGAGTTCTATCAAGATATGGCTCTGCTGTAGTAGAGTTTATAGAGAAAGACGGTCGTTTAATACCATCTGTATTACCGTGGAATAGATTGATTGTTGATTCAGTAGACTTCTATTCTAATCCTAGAATTAAAGTATTAGAACTAACCGAGGCTCAATTAAAGAAAAATCCTTTGTATGATAAAGACATGGTTGAGGCTTTATGTGACGCACAAAGACCTAGAGAAACCGTAGATAAAAGACGAAAGGATAATATATCTAATTATATAAAAGTCTATGAAGTAAGAGGTGAATTTGAGCTGTCATATTTAACTAATAAGGAAAAAGACGACGAGGTGTATCAAGAACAATTACATGTAGTATCTTTTGTACAGAATCCAAAGAAAAAGAATGAGTATCTTGATTTCACTTTATATAAAGGCAGAGTAAAGAAGAATCCTCAAATGATAACTCACCTTATAGAAGAAGACGGAAGAACTCTATCTATTGGTGCAGTTGAACATCTATTCCAATCACAATGGATGGTGAATCATAATGCCCTATCTATAAAGAATCAACTAGACCTAGCTTCAAAGTTAATATTCCAAACATCAGACGGTACTTTCTTGAATCAAAATGCCCTCTCTGCTATTGAGAATGGAGATATCTTAATCCACGCAGTAAACCAACCATTAACACAGTTACAGAATAACTCTCATGACATTACATCATTACAGAATTTCCAAGGACAATGGAAATCACTTGGTAATGAAATAGTAGGTATATCTGAATCTATGCTTGGAATATCTCCAAAGTCTGGTACTCCATGGAGACAAACAGAAAGTCTATTACAAGAATCATATTCACTATTTGAATTGATGACAGAGAATAAGGGAATGTATATTGAGAATATGTTTAGAGAATATATTATTCCATTTATTAAGAAAGGATTAGATAATAAAGACGAAATTTCTGCTGAACTAGAGTCTTACGATATAGATAAAATAGATTCAAAGTATCTAAAGAATGTAAGTATAATGAAGTCTAATGGAAATATACTAGATAGTATTCTGAACAAAGGTAAGATGGTTTCTCCTACTGAGCAGGACGCTATGATACAAGATATCCAGAGTACAGAGAAATCTTCACTAAACGAACTTGGCAATCAAAGATTCTTTAAACCTAGTGAAATAAAAAAACAAACATGGAAGGAACAATTTAAGGATTTGGAATGGAATCTTGAAGTTGATGTAACAGGTGAATCTAAAGACTATCAAGCAATACTTGCTACACTAAATACAGCTCTACAAGTTATGATGAATCCAGCATATGAAAACAACCCAGAAGCTAAAATGGTTGTATCAGAGATATTAAGAAACTCTGGTTATTTATCTCCAATTCAACTACAACAAGTCAAACCAAGTCCAATTCAACCTCAACAAGTACCAACTCAAACAACACCAACACCAACGACGCCAATGCCACAATAGTGGGCGGTCTATCATATGGCGTATTAAATTATCAATTATAATTAAAATAAAACTATGGCGGATATAAAAGCAAGTCAACCAACGATTAACGAAGCAGAATCTTTATTATTAAAACAATACTTTCAAGGTAATGAATTTATCTTAAAGAAGATTAGGTCACTATTGTTTGGTTTTGAAATAGACAGTAAAAGTAAGAAGACTATTAAGGAGATGTTCAAGAATGAGGACTTAAAGAAGTCTTTTAGAAAAAAGATTTTCCCTATTTTTGAATGTAATGAAGATATAGCAATAGGTCAAGTTGTAGATTTTTGGGGAGGAACAGAATCAAATGTTTTTGGAGGCAGTAGAGATGTTATTTATCAGACAATTACATCAAAGGAAAAGTTATACTCTATGCTTACACAGGCAATTGAATTACTATCAAATCCAGACGCAGAACCTGTAAACCTAGATATTGTAAAGAATCTTGAAACAGACCCTCTACAATGTAATTTACTAGCTAGAAATCTATATATTAGAACTATTGAGACAGGTCTTTCATTCATTAAGACAATATCTGAAATGAAGACAGAAGACTTGAAAGCAATAAAAGAAAGAAATTCTAAAGATTCTGCAAAATAACTTGACAAAATAGTTGCATGTATTTTTAGAAGTGTTATTATTATATTAAGAGCAATGCTCAAATTTTAAATCCAATGGATATTAAAACAGTTAGTGCGGAAGAAATAGCGAGCGAACAGCAAGCTACTAAAGAGTTAAAAGAGGATGAAGTTCGTGCAAAGATTATTGAAGAATTTGGTTTCGATGAAGAAACAGATTCAGAAAGAATTGAAAAACTTACAAAGAAGGAGATTGAAAACAATAAAAAGTTATCATCTGCTATCGGAGCTAAGATTAAACATAGAACAGAAGCTCAAAAACTCGCAGAAGAATTGAAGAAAGGAAATGTTGTTGTAGAGAATAAGGAAACTAAATCTAATGACAAAAATCAACTTTCATCAATTGATACTATAGCTATCATGCGTGCCAACGTGCATACTGATGACATAGATGAGGTTGTAGAATATGCCAAATTTAAAGGAGTATCTATATCAGAAGCGTTAAAGAGTCCTGTAGTCAGAGGACTTCTATCTGAAAAAGAAGAATTTAGAAAGAGTGAGGAAGTAGCTAATACATCATCTTCAAGGAGAGTTGTAAATAAAGTTACACCAGACGCTCTACTAAAGAATCTAAGTAAGGGTGAAGTTCCAGAAGCAGGCTCTAAGGACGCAGAAGAGATATTCTGGGCTAGAAGAGGAGGAAGAAAGAGTTAGAATCGGCGGTGATATCGGCGGATTATAATTTAATTTAATCCAAATATCACTTTATGGGAACAATGTCCACTTATGGAAATCGAGATAAGTATTTCCAATCACAATACGCAATCGTTTTAAGAAATGCTCTAGTAGCAGAAAAAATTTGTAAGGTAGATAATTCTGATTTGAAGAGAATCCAGAACCCTTACGGAGGTCAACCAACAGCAACTATTCAAGCAGTAGCTGGTACTTATTCAGTATCTGCATGGACAGTTACAGATGACGCTCTGACAGTTACAGATGAAGTCATCTACGCAGAACACGTATTAGCACATGAAGAATTCTTCTCTGTGTTTGATATCGCTGCTTCAAGAATTGACAACATGATGTATGCAGTAGCATTTGGTATCGATAAGTTCGTTCTAAACAATCTTTGTGAAGACGCAACAGGTACTTACACTACTCCAGTAGGAGGTTTCACAACAGCTTCAAACATTAACACTATCATGGCTAACCTTCAATCAAAGGTAGCAGGATATCAGAATGTTAATAGTACAAATGGAACATTCATCGTTATTGAAAACACTGATTTGGTAGGATTCGCAATTGCAGGTGCAACAAACGGATTCTCTGTATCAGACCTAGTTATCAAGAATGGTTACATGGCTTCATGGATGGGTACAGATATTTACGTAGTACGTTCAGGAACATTCGTAGATGCAACACTTGGAACAACATCAGTTACAAACTCAGGACACCGAGTATTCGGAGTTACTGGTTCTGCAACTTATGCTTCGCCAAGAGGTCTACAATATGAAGAAAAGGGTGTAACAGGAAAGACAGGAAAGGAAATCGTAGTTTATGGTCTAGTCGGCTTTAAACTATGGGCACAAAATGCTGGATTGGTAATTGATATCACACTAGCCTAGTGCTTAAAAACCCCTGTGGGGGTTAGGGGAGTTGCTCACCGCCGACGACTCTCTTAATACCCACAGGGAGATAATAAATAAAACAAACAATGAGTACAAAAACAAAAGAAATTAAATCAGAAGTAGTAAATGATGAGATTACAGTTTCAGACCCGATGGTTTTGAGACCAAAAGAATTACCTCTAGTTGTAACTCTTCCAGAGAATGCAAGTGGAGCACAAAAAGAATACGCAAAAGTATTAAATTCTTATGCTTATCAGAATCCGGAGAAGTGGGCTGAAAAGAAAGATGTTCTTATTGCAAGATTGAAGTCATATAAAAATCTAAATACACTAGAAAATCAATCATTAGGAGGTAAATTGATAATTGGTGGACAAGATAATTTGACTAAATAAGTATTACAAATCATAAAATTATTAAAATGAGTACAAAAACAAAAAATATTGCAATTGGAATACAAGGAAGTGTTGGTGTGCCAGCTGGTGCAGGAACATTCAGTGTTCTAGGAAAGTGTCAGGGCGTAGCTTCTGAAAACTAACCAACAAACCCCATTGTGGGGTTGTTCGGATAAATAATCAGGTCGATGTTATTGAAAAGTAACAATTGTTTATCCAAATAACTCCATAAAAATGTCACTACAAATAAGTAATACAACAACAAAAAGAGGTCTAGTACAGCTATATGAAAAAGAGTTGGGATTAGATTATGGCACTATCTCTAATGATTCAGAAAAACTTGCCGAGTTCATAGCAAGAGTTTGTCTAGCACTAGATAATTACCTTCTAATTTGGGCTAAAAATGCTGGTACATGGGAAGCTGATGACATCAATCATTTAGACTATCAAATCATAACTACATCTATAGTTTCA